AAAAGTATGAATTTGCTATGTCTAAGGTAAAGGCAATTTCAGGTGCTACTGAAGCTGAATTTAAGGCATTAGATGCTTCAGCACAAGAACTAGGTCGTACAACATTCTTTACCGCAGAACAAGTGGCAAACCTGCAAATAAATTTTTCCAAGCTAGGTTTCACAGCAAAAGAAACTCTTAACGCACAAGAAGCTGCTCTTAATACTGCTACCGCAACAGGAGAAGATTTAGCAAGAACAGCAACGGTAATTGGTTCTACACTTAGGGGGTTTGGTCTTGATGCTAGTGAAGCAGGTAGAGTTTCAGATGTTATGGCTGCATCTTTTACGAGTTCGGCATTAACTCTTGAAAAGTTCCAAACAGCAATGACAAAGATTGCACCTATTGCAAAGCTAATAGGATTCTCTTTAGAAAAAACAACTTCTGTTTTAGGTATTCTTACAGATGCAGGTATTGAAGCATCTATTGCAGGTACATCACTTCGTAATATATTTCTAAAAATGTCAAATCCTGCTTCTGATTTATCTAAAGCACTTGGTAGAACGGTTGGTTCAAGCGAAGAATTAGTAGAAGCATTAGAAGATTTGAATAAAAGAGGTGTAGATGCGGAAAGCATACAAGGTTTAGTTAATGATAGACAGGTTGCTGCTTTTGGAATTATGTTGAATAATGTAGAAGCAATCAAAAGACAAACAGAAGCGTATGAAAATAGTTCGGGTGCAGCAAAAGATATGGCTGACATTGTTGGAGATAATCTTGAAGGTGCAATGCTTAGGTTTAAGTCTGCAATGCAAGGATTGGCTATTGTTTTAACAGAAAAAATTGCACCTGCTATTACTGCGGTAGTAGAAGGTTTTACCGACTTTATTTCTTTTATTACACTAGCAGCAGACACTAAACTTAGCGAGGAATTAGAAAATGATAGAATTGCTTTAATTGGTTACGAAGCAAGATTGAGTGATGCAAATTTAAGTCAAGCTAATAGAGTAAAAATAATAAAAGAGTTAAAATCACAATATCCTGATTATTTAAAAAACATAGATGCAGAAAAAGTAAGTAATGACAAATTAAAAAAATCATTACAAGGAGTTAATGATATGCTTGTTAATAAGATACTCTTACAAGAAGAAGACGAAAAGATACTAGAAGCGGCTCAAGATGAAGCTGATGCTATACGTACAAAAAGAGCTAAAGCAAAAGATTTAGAAGCAGATATTGCAAGGCTATCAGACAAACACAATTTATCTTTAAAAGAAGGTCTTAGCCTTCAAGAACAAGCTGAAGACTTAGGAGAAAGAATAAAACAAAAAAGACGAGATGATAATATAGGAGGTAGAGATGAAGAAGTAGAATTTATGCTTGTGAATATGCGACAACTAAATAATGCTGAACAAGAAATGCTTGAGTTGGCAACTGAAACTAGTTTGCTTGGAGAACAAAAATTAGCACTAATGAAGGAGTTAGGAATTGAGTTAGACAAGCAGGATGATAGCACAACCACAACCATTACTCCAAAGGGAGGAAAACCTGTTGGAGGCGAATCATTTATTATTCCCAAACCCGATACTGTTTTTAACAGAATGAAAGAGTTAGAGCAAATAATTGCAGATGGAACAACGGATTTAAGACAACAATATATTGATGGAGAGATTTCTACTGAAGCAGAATTGCAACAAGCTATATTGGATTTAAAACTAGATACCTATAATAAGGAATTAAATTTAGTAAATCAAATGTCTACTGTTTATTTTCAAGCATCAGCAAAGTATATAGATTTAAAAGCAAAGGAAAAAGCAGCAGACGAAGCGACTGCAATGGCAAAGAAAAAACAATCTGATGCGGAAAAAGCAACTCTAAAGAAGAAAGAAGAACAGGAATTACAAAATATACAGAATACTATTTTACAAGCTGAAACAGCACAGGAAGCAATATCATCTCTTTTAAGTCAGAAAGTAAATGAAATATTACTTGAAGCTATGGCTAGTTTATTTAAAGATAAAACACTTCCTTTTCTTGCTAAAGTTGGTATAGCTGTTGGAATGAAAAGTTTGATAACACCATTAATAAGTAACCTAATGGGAAGCGTAGGTGGAGGTAAGTTTGCTAACGGTGGACTTACAAACGGAGGAATGTTTAAAGGTGCTTCACACGCTAACGGTGGTGTTAAGTTTGCAGTAGGCGGTAGAGTACACGAAGCAGAAGGTGGAGAAGCTATCATCAACAAACGTTCTACTGCAATGTTTAAACCAATGCTATCCGCTATGAATCAAGCAGGGGGTGGTACTAAATTTGCTAATGGTGGCTTTTTATCAACGGGAGAGAAGTTTGCAATGGGTGGAGAAGTAGTTGACGTACAACAAATGATTAGTGGTGCAGGTGGTTCTACACAAGTAGTAATGGTAGAGAGTGATGTAACTCAAACTCAAGGTAGAGTTAGCAATATTGAAAGTCAGGCTACTTTTTAGTATATTTGCATTATGGCTATTAGACAAAACAAAGAAGAAGTAGTTTTAGAGTTTATTGATAATATATACAATGAGGTTAGGGCTAAGTTTTCAGAAGATGCAGGAATAAAAAACGTTTTATATCATTTGATAGAAAGCGGACTTATTGACCCTAAGCAACTAAGAGATTATATGGTTATATCAGACTACAAGAAGATTATAGAGAAAAATGCAGGTCATAAGACCTATACCTTTATGGACTTATCTATTAAGTATGATATTTCTGATAGAACAGCTCAAACAATAGTTTATCGAGGGAAAGATAAGTTTAAGAGTGATAACAACATAAGATAAGGGTTTTACAACTTTTTTCGCAAAGTCTATAATAACTATATATATATTTGCAACTATGAACAAATGGTACTCAATAGAAAACAAAGCAGATGGTAACCCTGTCGAAATCTCAATATACGATGAGATTGGCGATTACGGAACTTCTGCTAAGGACTTTATAGAAGAAGTAAAGAATGTAAGCGAGAGAGATATTACTCTAAGAATCAACTCTGTTGGTGGTAGTGTATTTGATGGTCTTGCTATTTATAATACTTTACGTTCTCATAGGGGTTATGTAAACATTAAGATTGAAGGCTTGGCAGCATCAATTTCTACCGTTATTGCAATGGCAGGAGATAATATTGAAATGTCTGAGAACGGATTTTTTATGATACACAACCCATTTGGACAGTCAGCAGGGGAAGCAGTAGATATGCGTAAGACTGCTGATTTACTTGACAAAATAAAAAGTGAAATTATCGAAATATATCAAAAAAAGACTGACTTAACTTATGATGAGTTGTCTATTATGATGGATAAAGAAACTTGGTTATCAAGTCAAGAAGCTATTAAATTTGGATTTGTTAATAATATGACAGAACCAATGAAGATAGCGGCTACATTTGACCTATCTAAATTTACTAATGTAAATGAAAAAGAGGTAAATGATAAATTAAGTTTAATTAATAATAAAACAAAAATGACTGAAGAATTAAAAACTTGGTTCAATAGTGTTAAAGAAGAAATCTTAAACGCTGTTAAGGGAGAAGAAGTTTCATCTCCTGCTGAAAAAGTTTCAATTTCTATTTTAGACAATGAAGTTATCGTTAACAAGTTTGAAGAACTTGAAGAAAACGCTATATCTTTAAAAGAAGAAAAAGAAGAATTAGCAGGTCTTGTTGGAGAAAAAGAAGGTACTATTACTGACTTAACTAACAAGGTTGCTGAATTGGAATCTAATTTAGCAAAATTAGAAGCTACGGAAACAAGTGTAGAATCTGAATCTGACCCTGCAATCAACGAAAGTGATGTTGTAGTAAATGCTTGGGATTCTTTCGCTAAATCAATTTTAAAATAATTTAATAAAAAAAAACAATGGCTAACGAATTATTAGTAACAAGTTTACCTACTATTGAACAATACGATGTAAACAGAGCAGTAATCCAACCTATCTTTTTAGGTCAGGACTATATGCAATATATGGAAGTATTACCTAATATTAAAGGTACTACTGTAATTGACAAGTTCAATCAACTTGGAAAAATTACAAAAGCATTTACAGATGGAGCTTTCGCAGGAGAGACTATTTCTGACAGAGGTGCTACAATTACAATTACTCCTAGTAGAGTTGAAGCTCAAATTGAGTTTAGAGCAGATGAGCTTTTCAACAAAATAAAAGGTCAATTAATGCGTAATGGATTTGAGTTTGATAATATCGAAGGTAGTGTTGTAAAAGACATTATGTTAGAATTAATCGGACAAGGATTAAAAGCTGACTTTAACACTCAGATTTGGTTATCTGACGTTGCTGAAGCTGATGCTCACTACGGTATTTACGATGGTATCTTCCAAGCTGCTAAAGATGCAAGTGCAACTGCACTTACAAGAACTTATGCAGGTCTTTCGACACAAGCTGACAACGTAGCTTTAGTTTCGGGTAATGGTGTAAAAATCTTAAAAGGATTGTACGATAGTGCTGCTCCTGAATTACTAGAAGCAGGAAATCACGTTTTCTTCGTATCAGGAGATATCGCTGATGATTATATGGCTACTACTTTAGAAGCTTCAGCTTATGCTGCTGCGGGTTATGGTGCTTTAGTAAATGGTGTTCCTCAATTAACATTTAGAGGTATTCCTATTGTTGTTCGTAGAGATTGGGATGTATCAATCGCTGCTGATGTAGCAGAAATAAATGGATGTAGCCACGCTACTGAAACTCACAGAGCTATGTTAACTTCAAAAGATGCTTTTGTTATAGGTACTGACTTTGACACAAACTCAATTGAGCAATGGTATTCACAAGACAATAAAGCTTACAGATTTAGAGTAGCTTATATGGTAGGTGTAGCATTAAAAGATGGTAAGTTATGTACTTACTATACTCCTGATGCAATATCATAATTAATACAAACTAGGAGGGATGAAATACTCCCTCTTATTTTTTTAACTTTTAAATAATAATAAAATGGCAATAGAAAATTTAATCTTAGCTGCTACTGACTTCGAAAAAAGAGGTGGTCTAAGACATATAGGTCTCTGTGCAACATCAAATCTAACACCTACGTTTGCTGATGGAACAGATGCTCACTCAGTAGCTTTAGTTGATGGTTCAGCCTTAGCTTTGTTTGATTTAAAGCAAGGAACAGGGTCTTTAACTACAAGTGGTTCAAAAGAAAATGGTGTTATGATGTTTGAGCATACTCTTTCATTCTACATTCCTAACTGCACAACTGCACACTTTAGTAACTTACAGAGTTTACTACAAGAACAGATTGCTGCTGTTGTGGTTGACCATAATGACCAAGCGTTTGTAATAGGTATCTCTGCTGCTTTTCAGCACGATACAGGTTCAGGTGCTTTTAACCAACAGATGTACGCTACAATGACAGGTCTTGAAGGTGGTACAGGTACTGCTTTAGGAGATGAAAACGGTGTTACTGTTACTATTACTTGTTCTTCAGGAGAGCTTCCTAGAACTGTATCAAGTACAGTAACTGTTGACATAGCAGGAACAATGGCATTATCTTAATAATTAATTAAATCGGGTACGCATCGTGCATTTTGCACTTTGCACCCTTTTTATTATATTTGTACTATGTATATATCAAAAAACAAAGAGGGCAAAACTATCTTTAATGAAGGTATTGTTGTTATGTGGGCAGATGCTACACAAGAAGACCTAAAAACAATTTATGATTTGGGTTATACTAATTTTGTAACAAAAGAAGGAAATGCAGAATCGAAAAAATCAAATACAAAAGAACAAAAAGCAAAAAACGAAACCTCAAATAAAGAGTAATTTTGGTGCTAAGTACGCTTTTGTTAATCTTTCTACTCCGCAAGTTTCTAGTGAAGTAAAAGATTTAGATAGGTTAAGAGAAGATTGGATGCCATTTGGTAAAGACAATCAGTTTCCACAGTATTTAGCAGAGCTAAAAAGACAATCGTCAACGCATCGTTCTGTTCTTGCACAGAAAACAACTTTCACAACAGGTGGAGGTTTTTCTACATCAAATGAGCAACTAAATGACTTTATTAAAAGCGTTAACGCAAATGGAGAGAGTTTAAAGGATTGTTTTAAGAAATTAGCGGATGACTACTATACTTATGGTAATGCTTTCTTAGAAGGTGTTGTTTACGATGGTGGTATAAACTTCTATCACAAAGACGCATCTACTGCAAGATTGTCTAAAAGTAAAAAGCACGTTTATTTTAACCCTGATTGGGCTAACTACAAACGTAATAAAGAAAAAACACAAAGAATACCTCTTTATCCTGTTATATCTCAAAGCAGATTTATAATACATTATAAGGATTACGAAAGTACATTTAGCTTTTACGGACTTCCTGATTATGTAGCTGCTTTAGAACACATAGCAATAGATTTTGAAATAGGTAAATATAATCACACAGCATTTAAGAATGGATTTAGTCCTTCCGCTATTGTTACCGTTAATGGAGATTTTGGCGAAGCAGAAGCAGAAAAATTTGTGGAAACTGCAAAAGAAACTCTTACGGGTAGCGGGAACAACTCTAAAATACTTTTCTTAGTAAAGAACGGAGATGATGCAAATAGCACAGATGTTCAGATTATAAATAAAAAAGAAGATGGAGATTTCTTAGATTTACAGAAACTAACAGACCAAAATATAATTACAGCTCATAGATGGCAACCTGCTTTGAGTGGTATAGTTTCATCGGGTAAGATGAATAATACAGGTAGTGAGATTAGAATTGCTTATGATTTAGCAATGAGTACGGTTATTAGAGATACAACAAATATTTTACTAGACCCTATTAAAAGAATAATAAACGAAGAACTTGGTATTGATACAGATGATTTGTCTGTTGTTTATGAACCACCTATATCATTCTTAGCTGATATTGACCCTAAGCAAGTTCTTACTATTAACGAACAAAGAGCAATGCTTAATAAAGATTTGCCTGAGATTGAAGATGGAGAGTTATTAATTTCAGACAGACAGACAATAAGAGTGGAACGAAGTAACACAGACGACTAATATGGCAAACGTAAGACAGTATAACAATTTTGTAACAGCATCTGAAGTAATAGCAAACGCTTTTACTAATCAAGCTACTGACACAGCACTAATATCTGATAGTATTTTAGATATTGCTGAACTTGCACACATTAAACCTGAGCTTGGATTAGATTTTTACGAGGAATTAAAAACTCAAAATCATACGGGAGGAACGCTATCTACTCACAATCAGATACTTGTTACACATTTCTTAAAACCTGCTTTGTATTGGTTTGTAAGATTTGAGGTTATGAATGAAATTCAATACAATACTACCTCAGCAGGTTTAGTTGTTAATGTATCTGAATTTAGTAATCCTGCAAATGTTGAGCAATTTAATCAAATGAAAAGCGATACATTTAGAAAAGCAAAGGTTTTTCTTGATGATATGATTGCTTACATTACGCATAATGACCAAGTGGGTCAGTTTTCTTTGTACGGTACAGATGGAGATAGCTCTATGCCTGACACAGATATAGCAAGCAAGTTAAACGGAATAATTTTTTACTAATGGATTTAATAAAGTTTTATTTAAAACATATATTTAACGGTACTGTAAGGAAAAATAATAGCTGTCCTGACGGATATGAGCATCAAATGCCTGATGGTAATTGGATGTGTGGCAAGGAACACCCTAAGCCTTACAATTTTACTCAGGAAGAAATAGATGAAACATTTAAGGAGTATAAAGCTTCTGTAAATATGAGCTACTCTGAGCTAAATAGATGGTCTGAAACTGAGTGTAGTAAAAAGGCTAGTATAGGAAGAACAGCAATAAATAGAAATCTAACATTACTTTCAAAAAAGAAAGCTGATTGGACTTCTGCTAACGCAACCGAAGCTAGAAAAGCTATTGCATATATAGCTAGAGCAAGAAAACAAGAACAAGGCAAAAATGTGAGTAAAGACTGCCCTTACTCAAAAAATTATATTGCTTTAAAGAATTGGGCATACGACAGAAACAAATAAAATAAAATAAAAAAAAATGGCATTTGACTTTTTAGACGACAATGAATCATTAATGAGAATGGTTGGAAATACTCCTTCAGGAGATGTGCAGGTTTTAACGGGAACAAACGCACACACAGGCAAAAGTTTTTATTGCATACATTTTCCTGTTGCAAGTGTTGTAGCTGCTTTAACAGCTTCAGATTGCACGGGAGAAGATGCTTTGCATACGACATTACCTGCGGGAACAACATTATTTATAGGAACAGTAACAGCTATTACATTAACAAGTGGTGTAGTAATTGGATATACAAAATAATTAGATATGGCAAGTACAGTAACAGCACAGAATTTAGAAGTATCAATAACTGAATCTATTACGTTAGCAGGTACTAACTATAATCAAACAAAAACTTTAGTAATACCTAGTATTAAAGAGGTTTACAAAAGAGTAGTTCGTTGTATAGATGATACAGACTGCACGATAGCAACATTTCAAACAGCTACAAACACAGCAGACAATGCTATTGACCTAGAGAATGTAAGATATATAAGGGTAACAAACCTAGACGACACAAACCCTATGAATATCTCTTTACAGATAGCAGGAGCTGAAGGGGGTACTGCGAATATGTCTGCGACACACCTTATCGGTGCAGGTCAAAGTCTTGTTCTTTATACGGTTCACGATGGATTAGCTGTTAGCGATGCTAATGCAACTATTGTAACAGCATTAACTGATTTAGAAAGCATTTTAGTTGACCCATTATCGGAAAACATAGATGTAGAAATTTTTGTAGCAAGTATATAATATGGCAAGTAACGAACATAGTGCATTAGATAATACTCAGCTTCACGTTCCTAAAGACTTTAGTTCGGCTTCTGCCAATACAGTTTTGACAAAGAACGGTAGCAATGCTTTAACTTGGGCTGACGACAATTCTAGACGTATGCAACACATTAGAGTTGCAGGGTTTTTTAGTAAAAGTTCAACAGCAGAACACGCACCTACTTTTGCAGGTGGTTCAACTCACGTTTACGACACAGTAGTTACTGATTCTACTGCCGATGCACAAGATGCTGTTGCACAAGCACAGCTTTATGCTACTAGAGCAGGTTATATAAATGCTTTTGCAGGTGTTATAGCTTGTACTTCAGGAAAAACTATAAATCTAAAAGTTTATAAAGGTACTCCTGCTGATGCAAGTGCTGCTGCTATTAATTTAACTCAATTAGGTGCTACCGCTACCGAAACAGGTGGTGGTAATACAAATGTAGATTTATTTGCAGCAGGGTCTATGGGTTCTTCGGCTTCTTTTTCTGCGGGAGATGTTATAATAGTAACTATCTCAGCAGGAAATACAGATGCAACAGTAGCAAGGTTTAACGGAACATTAGAAATAGTATATACAGACTAAGATATGTTAGGATTAGGATTAGGATTATCAACGGGAAACAAAAATACAAGTATAAAAGATATGCTTGGTTTAAAATTGTTTTTAGAACAACAAAATATTACTATTCCTGATATTGATAGTGATGGAGATACTGATATTAAATGGCTAGATACAAGCGGTAATAATAATCACGCAACACAAAGCACAGATGCTAGGCAGCCTACGGTAAGTGGAAATACACTTGAGTTTGATGGTGCTGCAAATGGAACTAACTCTGACAGATTAGATTTAACTGCTTTGATTACTCTTACTACTTTTACTATATTTATGATTTTGGATTTAGAAAATTCAAATCCTACTACTGAAGCTGTTATAGGAAAAAGTGGAGATGCAGCAAACAGTATTAGAATTAATCAAGGAGGTACTGATAACAGAGTTGTTTTAAAATCAAAAGGTGGAGATGGCGGTACTGTAAGTCTTGATGCAACAGGTCTAACGGAAAACATACCAACTGCAAAGTTTTTATTTGGAATTACTAGAGGTTCTGATGCTACAACAAACAATGTTGAAATTTACA